CGCAGTAGCTAAAGTAGATGTTTCTGCTTTATCTGCTAACTCAGCAGGTGTATCTTGTTCTGAAGTTAGAGTAATGCGTGTTAGCCATGCCATTGTTGGTATGTCGGTTCAAATGTTTTTAAATGCTACATCTAATGTTCTTTTAATGGAATTAGCAGAAAGTAGTAATGGACATATGGACTTTCAAGACTTTGGTGGACTTCCTAATAATGCAGGTAGCGGTAAAAATGGTGACATTTTATTTACCACAAAAGGTCACAGTTCAGGAGACACTTATTCTATCGTCTTAGAGATGATTAAAGTGTATTCTGATTAATAGGAGCTAATTATGGCTAAAACTAAAGATTATGTAATTTCTGAAACTGGTGAGTTTCCAGCACAGTATAAAGTTTTACATCTTGATGAAGATGGTATCTATAGACCTGTATTTGGTCCTGATCCTGATTTAGAAGATGCAGAACGCAAATGTGCTGAAATGAATGGAGAAAGGGCTAGAAATGATAAAGGGCAACTTGTTGCTGATGATCCTTCTACTCCTAATGTTAATGAAGCTTATGTTGGTGGTAAAACACCAAACAAAAAAGCTACAAAAAAAACACCAGCTAAGAAAAAAACAACTACTAAGAAAAAGTAGTATCATCTATATTTATAATACTCTGGTAAAACGGAGTATTATATTTATCTAATTGGAGTAATTATGAAAAAATCTAAATATATGGCTGGCGGTGGCAAGTCAGGAATGAAAAAATCAAAATACATGGCAGGTGGCGGTAAATCTGGTGTTGAGGTTGGCAAAGAACAAAATGTCATGCAATACAAAGATTACGTTAAAAAAATGTTTGGTGGTGGTAAAACCAACACTAAAGGTCGTGCTATGGGTGGTCGTCAAGATAAAAGATCATAAACTAGTAAATAATGTCTAGAGCAACTAAAGACTCCAGATTAAAAAGAGCTGGAGTTTCTGGCTACAATAAACCTAAACGTACACCAAATCATCCTAAAAAATCACATATAGTTGTAGCTAAAGAAGGTGACAAAGTTAAGACTATTCGTTTTGGTGAACAAGGTGCAAGTACAGCAGGTAAACCTAAAAAAGGTGAATCAGCTCGTATGAAAGCTAAACGTAAATCTTTTAAAGCCAGACACAGAAAAAACATAAACAAAGGAAAAATGTCCGCAGCTTATTGGGCTAATAAAGAAAAATGGTAATTAGTAGAGCTAATATAAAAAATCAGATACAAAAATCTCCTTCTTCTAAAAAGAAGATAAGTAAAACTGAGTCTGGTATAACTATAACTAGAATTAAAAAGGACAAATAATGGCAACGAGTGGTACTCATACATTTACTTTAGATATAAGCGATATTATGGAAGAAGCTTATGATATAGCTGGAGTTGAATTACGCTCTGGTTATAGCTATATGAGTGCTAAACGTGCTTTAAATTTAGTTTTTTTAGAATGGCAAAACAAAGGACTAAATCTTTGGACTGTTGAACAAGGCACAATAAGCTTAACTTCTGGTACAAATACTTATAGTTTAGACAGTTCAGCTATCGAAGTTATAGATGCTTTTATAAGAACTGATGCAGGTGATGTAAATAAACAATTTGATCAAAGGTTAAATAGAGTATCTAGAACAGAATACAATCATCAAGCTAATAAACTTAATAAGTCAAAACCAACACAATTTTTTGTAGATAAAAATACAGGCACTTTACAAATTGTATTATGGTCAACACCAGATGATGCAGATACATATACTTTAGTTTACGACTATATACAAAAAATAGAAGATGCAGGAACAATAGCTACTAATAATGCTGATGTGCCAGACAGATATTTACCATGCTTGTCTTATGCTTTGGCATATTCTTTAGCCAGTAAAAATCCAGAGTCTGCACAAAGAATTCCTTTTATAAAACAAAGATATGATGAACTTTGGAATGAAGTTAGTGATGCTGATAGAGAAAGAGCAGCAGTAAAGTTTGTACCTGATTTAACAACTTATAGATAATGGCATACGCAAGAGGTAAAAAAGCATTAGGTCAATGTGATAGATGTGGTTTTACATATAAACTATCTGAGCTACAGTATGAAATATTTGATAGCAAAAGAAATGGATTAAAAGTTTGTTATGAATGTTTAGATCAAGATCAACCACAATTAAAACTTGGAGAACTAAATATAGTTGATCCACAAAATTTATATAACCCTAGAGTAGACACAGGAGAAAAAGAATCAACTACTTATTATGCTTTTGATCCTGTAGGAGGAGGTGTAACTGAATTTGGTTCAAGTACAATGGGTTTGGATATCACAACAGAGTTAGGTAAAGTTAAGGTAGTAATAACATGAGTTGGACATTTACAACATTAAAAACAGCTATACAAGATTATACTCAAAATACTGAGTCTACTTTTGTTACAAATTTACCAACATTAATAGTACAAGCAGAAAATAGAATAATTAAATCTGTTGAACTGCCAAACTTTAGAAAAAATGTTACTGGTACATTGACTTCTAGTAGTCCTTATTTATCAACACCTACAGATTATTTATATCCTTTTTCTTTAGCTGTTTTAGATAGCAGTAGCAATTATGAGTATTTATTAAATAAAGATGTAAGTTTTATAAGACAATCTTTTCCATCTGCAAGCACAACAGGAACTCCAAAGTTTTATGCTCAGTTTGATGATGATACTTTTATTATAGCACCTACACCTGATTCTAATTATACAGTTGAGTTGCATTATTTTTATATACCTACATCTATTACTGCTTCAGCAGATGGAACATCATGGTTAGGTACAAATGCTACAGAAGCTTTACTTTATGCTAGTTTAGTAGAGGCTTATACTTTTATGAAAGGTGAGCCAGATATATTAGTTAATTACGAAAAAAGATTTCAGGAAGCCTTACAAAGATTAACACTTGAATCAGATGGTTATAATCGTAAAGATGCTTTTAGGGATGGACAAAGGAAAGTAAATGTTTAGTGTTGATATAGAATCAACTATTGGACAAGTTGCTGTACAAACCACACAGAATAAAGGCTTGAGTCCTGAGTATTGGACTGAAAGAATTTTAGAAAGATTAGTATCAGTAAGCGATAATGCTGATCCTATGGTAAAAGCACAAGCAGATGCTTTTAAAGATCAAATAGAAAAAGTTATATTAATTTACATAAAACAAGCTATTTTAAGTGACAGATCAACTGTAGCAGGTATGCTAGAGAAACAAGGTCATAAAGAAATGGCAGATATTATAAGGAGGCTATAATGGCTATATCACAAGCAATGTGCACTTCTTTCAAAAAAGAACTTTTGGAAGGTGTACATAATTTTAAAAACTCAGGCGGAAGCACATTTAATTTGGCACTATATACAAGTAGTGCTAGTTTAGGTGCTGCTACAACTGCTTATACTACTTCTAATGAAGCTAGTGGAACTAATTACACAGCTAAAGGTGCTGCTTTAACAAGAGTAGACCCTACTACTTCTTCTACAACAGCATTTACTGATTTTTCAGATTTAACTTTTAGCTCTGCTACTATTACTGCTAATGGAGCAATGATATTTAATGACTCTGCTTCTGGCGATCCATCAGTATGTATACTGGCTTTTGGAGGAGATAAAACTTCTACCAATGGTGATTTTACAATTCAATTTCCAACAGCAGACGCATCAAACGCAATTATTAGAATAGCTTAGTTTTAAATGGCTAATATTACAGGCTGGGGTCGAGGTACTTGGGGCGAAGCCACTTGGGGTGAAGCTGCTCCAATTTTAGTTACAGGGGTAGCTGGTACAACAGCATTAGGCTCTGAGACTGTAATAGCAAAAGCATTAGTAACTGTATCAGGTAATGCTGGTGTATCTGCATTAGGTAACACAGTTGTTGAAGGAGATGCAGTTCAAGGAGTATCTGCGGTAACATCAACATCTGGACTTGGTGATGAAAGTGTTGTTTGTACTGCAAACATAGCTGTAACAGGAAATGCTGGAACAACAGCTTTAGGTTCAGAAACTGTTATAGCAGAAGCAAATACATCTGTAACAGGAAACACGGCTACAACAGCAGAAGGTACAGTAATTGTACAAGCTATAGCAGTAGTAGGTGTAAGTGCAGTTGCTTCAACATTAGAACTAGGTGACGAAGTTGTTATTTGTAATAACAATTTAGATGTTACAGGAGTATCAGGTACTGGTGAAATAGGTGATGTTACAAATATAAGTAAAGCTGTTATAGCTGTAACTAATGTAACTGGAACTGGTTTTGTAAATAGAGTAAATGTTTGGGGTCTAGTTAATGATAGTCAGACAGCAAACTATTCAGAAGTATCTACAACACAAACACCTAGTTATAGTGAAGTTTCAACAACGCAAACTCCTGATTGGGAAGAAATTGCAGCTTAATTATTATATAATTTTTTGAGGAAAATAAATGGCAAGCACATACGTAAATGATCTTAGACTCAACGAAATGGCGACAGGTGATGCGTCAGGAACTTGGGGTGATACAACAAACACCAACTTAGAGTTGATTGGTGAAGCTTTAGGATATGGCACAGAAGCTATAACTACTAATGCTGATACTCACACATCTACAATAGCAGACGGAGCTACTGATCCTGTAAGGGCTATGTTTGTTAAATATACAGGCTCATTAGATTCAGCCTGTACTATTACTATTGCACCTAATACTGTTAATAGGATGCACTTTATAGAGAACGGAACAAGTGGTTCTCAAAACATAATAATTTCACAAGGTTCTGGAGCTAACGTAACAATTGCTCCAGGGAACGTAAAAGCAGTATACCTAGATGGTGCTGGTAGTGGAGCAGCAGTAACAGACGCTTTTGCTAGTTTAAGTGTTGGTGCTATAAATGATATAACCAGTAAAGCCTTTGGTACTTCATCAATAATGATTGGAGATACAACCACAGGTACTATTGATGCTGCTAACTATAATACAGGTGTTGGTGTAGATGTCTTTGCAGCTTTAACTACAGGTGATGGTAATACAGTTATGGGATTTAGTGCAGCTAATGATTTAACAACTGGACAAAGAAACGTAGTTATTGGTTATCAAGCAATGGATGTTGCTACAAGTGGAAGCGATAGCGTAGTGGTAGGATATGAAGCGGGTGGTGCTGTAACCTCAGGAATAGAAAATACTTTTCTTGGTTATTATGCGGGAACATTGACTACTACAGCAAATTATAACGTAGCAATAGGTTCGAGTGCATTAGAACAGAATACTACGGGTGCTAATAACGTAGCCATAGGTAGAGCAGCATTAGATGCAAATACTACAGCTAATGCTAATGCTGCTGTTGGTTACGCTGCTCTAGGAGCAAATACTACTGGTGCTTTAAATTCTGCATTAGGTTCAAATTCATTAGAATCTAATACGACAGGAGCAAACAACGTAGCAGTAGGACAAGAAGCACTTACAAATA